GATTCCCTTCTCAGTTCCATTACAGAAATACGTAGCATCCTGCACGTCACAGTAAGATACTTCATGACTTGTTACTGCGACAATAGGCGTAGATGTAAAGTCATTGTTAAGTTTACAAATATAATTATTCTTAACAATAAAAGTTCCATTACTACCTGTCCAAATAGACTCTACATTACCAGTTTCAGCAGTAGCAGTTATACCGTTTCTTCGTTCAATAGCTCCATCGTCAAGAATATTAACATTGACAGCAACAGATAGTTCTCCTGCTCCTGTGTCAGTATTAAATTTTCCTTTCGTAGGACTTACTGCATTGTTAAGTCCAAGACAGTCTTGAAACAATCTCACATACTTAGCCATTTAAACACTCCATGTTGACCTGCTTACAACAGACCTTCTTCGACTAGCATACTCTCGCAACTTATTAAGCCCATTTAAATATAACTGTGTAAACAAAGAAGTATTTACTTTGTTACCTTCAGTTCCATCCTCAACAAAGCTATAGCCAATAGCTGCGGCTCTATTTACAATAGTTTCTCGCTGCAAAAATTCTGGGATAAAAGAAGGAGTGTCAGAATCAGATACAAGCAATGCAGGAACATGATACCCTATACAGGTTACAGTCGCTGCAACTGTAGGAATCGGCTGGTAGTATAGTATGCTTCCACTACAGTGGACATATTGTATATCTCCAGTTTCATCCAGTGCAGGATATAACTCTATAAGTTCTTCCAAGGTATCGAGTATGATATACTGGCCATCACTGTCACCAGCGTACTTAAGTCTACTTGAAAAGCCAGTTGGCATATTAACGTAGTAAGTTGTCGTACTCGTTGTTACGCTACTGACTTGTCGCAATTCAGGAAATCGCACATCTTCAGCAATTTGCTGAATAGCTGTATTTATATAATTTGGCACACCACTGAGTATTAATGAACTTTGGTCCATTAAAAGACTTAGTACCTCATCTTGCATTTCTTTATATGTCATCTGACACTCCTTCAATCAATGTCAATTTTTGACTTTACTGTGCAAATTTGTTAACAAACATATGAACTCTGCACTTGCCAGCCGCAACAGTTCCTGCATTAGCAGCAATCATCATGACTGTCGGCACAGTAGTTGCAGCACCTGTGAGCATGTACGGAGCAGTCGGAACAGCTGCAATCTTAGCAGTCAACCAATCATTGCCTGTTGCGGAAGCAGGATGATAATAACCCGCAGTTGTTGCTGTAATATCGGCAGCCTCTACAAACTCATCATCATCAATAGTAGTACCTTTTCCACCGGTTGTGATAGCATTGGTAGCCAGAGAACAAAGACCTACACTGAAGGTTGTACCAGCAGTGAACGCCAGAATAACCTCAACAATAACCTGCTCGATAAAGATGAACTGACCAGCAGTCGGGAACGAGAACAATATAACATACTTGTCATCAATTGCTGCTGATGCAGAAGCATCTACCAAACCAGAAGAAAGCCAGAACGGATTTCCCAGTACGTTTGTTCTTTCATCTGTACGACGAACATCTTGAATAATAGTAACATCTGCCATTTTTAAAATCCTCCCTTACGGATAAATAACTGAATATTGTACAAAAACTCTGAAATCTCCAACAGTGCCATCTACATCAGCAACTGTTACAGTTACAGCTCCTTGACCATTTGAGAAGTATTTGCCTGGGAATGTAGTAAGAGCAATATTAAATGCTCTCTTTAAACCAACTACAGTCGGGTCTGCAATACCATCAGTAATGAAACCATTTGTAACAGCAACTTCACCATTACCAAGCCAACCTACTTCGACTGTTGCATTTACAGTAAACGCTGTGACAATCTGAATCCAGCAGTCGAAAACGAAAGCATAATGGGGAAGCTTAATTACATTGTAAGTTCCGTCAGCAGGAGCCAACATTAATTTGCTTGCTTCAAGCCTAAAATTATCAGCGGCTTTGTGTGTGTAAGCATCGATATTAGCCATTAGTTAATTCCTCCTTTAGGAAATCGCTGCGCCCCAAGAACTTCCTACGATAACACCGTAGTCTTTGCCGTCGAAGATAGGTTTAGCAGCACCGAAAATACCACCTCCACGAATCATGACAAAGCGTTCTGCGTCTTTGGTGTAAGGAACGAAAGCCATCGTAGTAGACTTGCTTTCACCAGCACCACCCCAAGCCCACACAGCAGCCTGACAACCAAGGAACAGATTGCGATATACGTTTGGATTATCTGGAGATTTACGAATGTATTCGCTCTTGGAAATCAGCATACCGTTATACTCAATTTCTGTCTGCGGGACATTGAGTTTATTAGCAGCACGCTGCAAGTCACCCCACTGACCTATGTTAGTATTCTGACGAAGTTGGTCGAAAACATAGTTGTGAAGAATAACTCTCCAGTAATTCTTCCCGCCCAGTTTAAGAGGACGCAGTTTGTAACAACCAGTTGCAGGAATTTCTGCACGCTGCTTCATCTTATCCAACATGGAAAGATCCATAACATCAGCTGATGTCATTGAAGCTTCCGCAACGTCATTGGCAAGAATATGATGACCTGTGTCAGGTGCAGTGATTGCTGTCGCGAAGGACTTACCAGCAACAATCTGATAACTTGTATCACCGCAGAGAACTGCCATCAGATAGGTATTGAGTTTCTCAACCCACCAATCCTGCAGACCATTCTTGCCTTCTTGCATCAGGTTATAAGGAACCCTCTGCTCTTCCATTCTGCCACCAGTATCAACCGCATGGTTGAGTTCTTCGATGGTCATCTTGAAATCTTTGAAACGAAGTTTCTCTTCATTTCCTTCAACTGTATCGTTACCGACAACACCTTCACCAACCAGAGGCAAACGAATACCAAACGTAATCTGGTCGCCTTCACCTTTAGCAAGTTCTGTGCGTAACTGAACAATTGAATTACTGTCTTTACCTACCAGCGAGTTGATTTCAACTGCAGGCAGAATGATACTAAATAAATCTCGTGCCCATTTCTTACGGGTAAGATTATCGTTTGTTAAAAATTGAGTCTTAGGGGTATCAGCCATTTCAACTTCCTCCATTAATTAAGTTGATTCGCAAGATATTTCTCATAAATATCTTTTGGAACTGTTGATAATTCATCTTCATCCAGTGCGTCTATCTTAGCAGCAGTCCATCCGCCACTTCCTGCACCACTTCCACCTGAACCGATATTAGCAGCAGAAGGTGTAGTATCTACTGGTTTCTTTTCCTTTTTCTTAGCAGCATCATCCTTACCACCCTCATCAGCTTTAGCATATCTCGGATGATATCTCTTTACCAATTCGTAAATTTTCTTGTAAGGATTTACCTCTTGCCAAATTTCAGATTCCATTCGAGCAGCTACTTCTTTAATGCTCCCACCGTTCTCTTTCACATAGTATCTTGAAAAAGCATCAATGATGTCGTCAAGATTACCCTGTGTACAAACATCTCGAACGTCAGCATAATTAGGATTGAGTTCCATAATCGCAACCATTTCGTTCAGTTTGTTTTGTCTTTCTGCGAAGGCAGCCTGTAAAGCTTCTTGCTCATCTTTTGAAGCTTTATCTTCCTCTTCAGAAATAACACCCTTATCCAGCATTATTTTATGCAGCTTCTGATAGTCGCTAGTAATCTTTTTAAGGGCTTCATTAATCTGACGGTTTTGCTCTTTAAGCTCTCTAACAACATCAAGCTTATCGTCAGCATCTTTATCATCACCCTTATCATCTTCTTTAGCTTTACCATCATCACCTACCTTAGCATCTGCATCAGCCTTTGCCTTATCTTCTGCTGCCTTAGCTTCTGCAAGCTTGGCATCTTCAGCAGCTTTAGCTTCTGCAGCTGCAGCATCACTACCATCATCTTCACCAATCTTATTCATCTCATCTTGAATAGCATTGACATCTTCCACCGTTAAACCTCCAATTGCATTTGCCTCTGTCATAACGTCTCCTTTTTTTAGTTTTAATTATTCTGCTGGTTGCTTTGACTCTTTTGTCTGCAGTCCAGCAATCAGGGTTTTAACTAAATCACCCTCTATCTTCTTATCTGAAGTCATTATTTTTGTAAGATTATTAATGACTGCAATATACCTTTGATTTTCTATTCTAGCCATCTCCAATTGCTGCTCAGCCGCGGCTTGTTGTTGTGCAGCTTGCTGTTGTGCCTGTTGCTGCATTTGGCTGTATTGCTTTAACTTCTGCACTACTGAGAATGGTGCTCCAGAGTATTCAACAATAAGGTCAGGAGGCACAGAACCTGGACTCTGATGACTTATATCTACCAGTAGTTGAGCGATAGAGTTTCTAGAGTTAACTGTTTCAATCCCTTCTTCCACATAGAAATCATATTTCCCAATAGTAATATCATTAAAGTCTGGTGCTTGCGGATTACTCTGCGAGTTAATTTGCATAAGCATTTGGCCATTCTGACCCTCTATTCTGATAACTCTTTCAGAACTAATGTACTGCTGAATAAAGGAGAATAGAAGTTTAGTTGCCTGCAACCTGCTCTTTTTAAAGTTATCAAGCAATAAGAACAAGATAGCAATGTTCTGTCCCTGCCGCAGTTGTGTGGTAATACCAGGCTCTCTTGAGTATGTCTGAATACCAAGTGTATCATTCTGCACGCCAGATACATCTTTCATAAACTGTCCGTCGGCATCCATTAACTGCCCGTATACAGGGCTGATAGAAGGCTGGTCAGTAAACTTAACCTTTCCCAGTGCGCCTGCAGCAACTTCCATGTGGTAGTTTGGCTCAGCAGATTTAGCTTCATAAGCTTCAATATCAAGTATAGCTCCAACTTCATGAATCAATATACCTTTAGGAGAAGTCTGCAACAGATGCTGCATTTGTCTCCGCATAGTATTAATTCCTTTTTGTGGATCTTTCATTAAATTGATTAATCCAAACCATCTGTTTTCTCTGTCGTGCTTAAAACCACCAAAGAGAACACAAGGGAATCCTTCCCATCTATGCTTAGAAGTTCCTTTCTCAAATATATAACAGTTAGAAAAGATAACATACTTGTAAACAGTGCTCCACTTTTTAATCCCTTCGAATTTAGGATCAACAATAGCAGTACCATCAGGGAGCACTATACCTTTTCTTATACCGTCTCTAAACGCTATATAAGTTTTCTCATCAAGTTTTTCCACTTTACCATTAGCTGGATTAATAACCCACCATACTTCTTCAGTAGCTTTGTACCAGCACTCTGTAACTCTGTAAGTTCCTTCAACTGCGTTGTAAAACATTGGAGCGGAACCATCAGAACTCTGCAACTGTGCTACCATATCAGGATCAAAGTCAGGATACTTAACTTTAATTTCTTCTTTATCGTACCAGAAATCCATAAAGACAAAACGAGCATCTGACATATCGTAGTTAATACTCCTTGGATCTAACTTAAAATTTCTTCCGTGCACAAATCTTGTCTTTATTTCAGGCTCATAAGGATTATCTCCAGCAATATAAAAGTGCAGTAAACTTCTTCCACTTTTTACAGTATGTTCAAAGCAAGTCATTTCATTGCTAGCTAGATTTGACTCTCTGCGATAAAATTTTATAACCCCATTAGCCAGTTCCACCAGTGCTTCATCATTACGCTCAACAGGAAAGGCAGATGGAAGTTGTCTATTCTGACCAGCAATACCAATAACAACATCCACCTTTGGTTTTATCTGATTGTAAACAAGTGCTGGTCTTTTAGCTAAAGCCAACTTTGTAAGAACTTCTTGGGAGTCTTGGTCACCAGCATAGAAGTTGTAATCTTCCTCAGCCTCAGTCAACCATTTACTTTCTCCGTCAGAACCTTCAGCATATCGCAACCAAGTCTGAACTTTATTCAGCAATGCAAGGTCTTCATCTGATAGATTTTGCAGTGAACCTATTGTTGGAGTATCTAAATAATTCATCTTAATTATCCTTAATCAACGTCAAATTTTGACTATTCTTTGCGAGGCAGAGCTAACTTCTTTCCAGACTTATGCAACTTAATCTTTGCTCCGCCTTTCTTTTCTGCTATCTTAATTGCTTTATCTAAGTACTTCATTATAATTCCTTTGTGGCTATGATGAGATGCAAGGAGACCAAAAACATCCCATCATAGCCTGCACCAAAAGGTGCAATTATTCACAATCTTTACAATCCGTACCTTTAATAATCGCTTCAATCTGTCTCACCTTATCAAGATTAAATTCTCCCTTAGTCAGCACCTCATCTATCTTCCCAATCTTCGTCATATTATTTCTGTAAATCAGAAAGCAACCAGCAAAACCGATAATCGTAAATACTACTGCTACAATAAAATAACTCATATCATTCCCCTTTCAGACATTTTATTTGGCTCTCAAGTGAGAGACTATAATCAACAATAAGATTCAATACATTAAGTATAGACCTATCATCGCTAATTTCAACAACAGGCTTCACTACGTCTGGACACTCAGGCCTAACAATTGCCTTATTGCACCCTATTAAAACGCTTAATAATACTATCAGCAGTACGATAATATTCTTCATCCTTAATGCACCTTCCTTCAATCTTAAGACTCTTTATATTACTTGTTATGTTAGCGGTATCTTGTTTAATCTCATTAAGCCTAGCATTATGCTCATTCAGTGATTTAATAATACCTTCCATTTGCTTAACTTTCGCAATAGCAATATCTGCCTTTAGGCTATTAACTTGATTCTTCAAGTATACTATCCGCAATCCCTGATAAGAAAATACAAGCAATAGTACAACTGCCAATCCAATAAGCAGATACTTCTTAAAGGGAAGTATAAAAGTTAAAAGCTTACTTACCATTAGATTCTTCCTTCTTATTATCAGCCATTTTCTCAGTCGCTTTTCCAGTTGTTATAATTCCAAGGACAAGACTTGAAAAGGTTATAACACCAGCTGGTATATCAAATAAAGATCTGTTCCATATACAGATGAAACTCCATACTATAAAAGGCGTTACTGTTACAAATAAAAAACTAAACACCAGACAAAATCTCACTGAAGATAATGTTGTCTTACGGTCTATCAAGTCTTTAAAGAATCCCATCATGACCTTCCTTTATAAGCAATACTAAAATGATTAAGGTCTTTTCTTATCCTCTTTGCCCCACCTAACAATTCCCAATAGTCATGCAGTTTGTTGAACCAATAAGTTGCTTCATCTCCAGTAAGCCACTTCTTATCTTTAAACAGGTTAATGTCCTGAGCCAATCTTATATAATGCAAAGAGTTCTTCATATGCCCAGTATTATCATCATCGTAACTCTCACCAAGTGTAGCTTCTAATCCTATATCATATATGTATAGAATGAGCTTTCCAACCATAAGAGTAAATATTCTCTGTACATCACCAAGTTCGCTCAACAGCCACCTCCAACACAATCCTCTTTCCGTTCGTGCTTTCCAGTTCTATCATTATGAGCCTGTTTCAGCACGGCTAGGTCAATCTCAAGGGCGTTTACTCTGCCGTTTGTAATCCTCTGCAATCGGATGATTTCTTTGTTATCAGCACTCAAATTATCATAAGTTGTTTCGTAATATTTCCGGTTGTCGCTGATCTTCGCTTTGATTTCCTCACAGCTTGCCCTATGCTTTTCAGCAAATTCCCTCGCCACTTTCTCTGCGGCGTAAAGTGCGTCTTTCCTTATGTCGCTTTCAGCGGCCTCCCGTTGAGACATCCATTTTTTAAAGAGATAAACAGCACATCCGACACTTCCGATATTCACGCTCGCAACAAATAGAGTATTCAGTTCAGCTTCAACCATTCCGCAATCTCCTAGTTCATTTTGAATCCTACAATCAGTATGAAAATTCCCGCAAAACCGCCTACGCAAGTCGCAAGGCAGTCG